ATTATCAGACACAAAAGGATCAGCACTGTTCACGGGCACGCCCAAGGGCATGAACTGGTTCCACGACCTGTACCAACGTGGTCAGGACCAGACGGAAGCGGAATGGGGATCCTGGGTGTTCACCACACTGCAAGGCACATTCGTTGACGCGGGTGAGATAGAACAGGCCAAGAGGGACCTAGACGCAAAGACATTCAGACAGGAGTACGAATCTACGTGGGAGACGTATTCTGGAATAATTTATTATGGATTCCAGACCAGCGAGAACGTGAGGCACTTCTCACTGCCATTGGACAACTCCGTGCTACACATTGGGATAGATTTCAACTTGGATCCCATGAGCGCCGTGGTGTCCTACATTGAGAACGGCGTGGTCAACATCTTTGACGAGATAGAGATATGGGGCTCCAACACTGACGAACTGGTGCAGGAGATACACAGGAGGTATCCAGGCAAGAAGATATTCACCTACCCAGACCCAGCGGCAAGACAGAGAAAGACATCAGCTGGCGGACGTACGGATCTAAGTATCCTACAGAATGCAGGGTTCATCTGCAAGGTGCCATCCAGGCACATGGCCATCAGAGACAGGGTGAATTCAGTCAACGCCAAGTTGTGTTCAGCATCAGACGAGCGAGGTATCATCATACACCCTAAGTGTAAAAAGTTGTTAAATAGCATTAGCAAACACACTTTCAAAGAAGGAACGGTATTGCCTGACAAGACGCAAGGATTTGACCATATGAACGACGCCCTAGGATATCTAATATCGTTTTTATATCCAATCAAGACCTCGTACCAGGAACCACTTCCAGAAAGATTTGGAGTTAAAACAGGAGCCATCAGATAATGCCAGAAGACATCTTTTCATTAACGAATAAAACAGTATCATCAGATTCAAATCAGTTGCCAACGCACAAGGATTACGATACCTACATCAATCAATGGAAATTTTTAAAGAGGAGTTATCTTGGAGGGGCGGAATACAAACGTGGAATGTATCTCAAGAGATACCAATACGAGAACGAATCAGAATACCTTACCAGGCTTTCACACGCGGCTGAGGACAATCACTGCAGGAGCATAGTACACACATACAATTCATTCCTTTTCAGACAAGGGGTACACAGGGACTTTGGATCAATAGAAGGCACAGAGGAAGTGGAGAACTTCCTTAAGGATGCTGACATGGAAGGCAGGAGTTGGAACAGCTTCATGGCTGACGTCAACATACAGAGTTCAATATACGGATCATGTGTTGTTTTAATTGACAGACCTGAGACAGTGGTAGGAACGAGGGCAGACGAACTGGAGCAAGGCATCAGGCCTTATGCCACCATCTACACACCAGAGAACGTGTTGGATTGGAACTTCACCAGACAATCAAACGGACACTACGAATTAGAGATGATCAGCCTGTTGGAACAGGATGAGAGACCAAACCAAAGCAATGGAGAATACTACGTCAGGGTGTGGACCAAGGACGCGATAAGATTAGTGGCCTACAATCCAAACAACGTCAAAGAACCAATGAGGGTTGTTGAAGAGAAAATCAACGCATTGGGCAAGGTACCAGCGGTGTGGTGTTATGCCAACAGGGGACCAATCAGGGGCATTGGTGTATCAGACATTGATTCAATAGCACAGGCACAGAGATTCCTACAAGAATGTTATTCAGAAGCGGAACAACTTATATCATTAACCAATCACCCAAGTCTGGTCAAGACTGCAGGGGTGTCGGCGTCAGCGGGAGCGGGTGCGGTGATCACGATGCCAGACGAACTGGATCCAAATTTAAAACCATATCTATTACAACCCAACGGTGGTAACCTAGAAGCAATATTAAGGACAATGGAAGAGACTGTCAAGTCAATTGACAGGATGGCACACCTGGGATCAATCAGGGCCATTGAGACGAGACAGATGAGCGGTGTAGCAATGATGTCAGAATTTTTAATGTTAGATGCCAAGCTGTCAGAGAAGGCGAAGAATCTAGAACTGGCAGAAGAACAAATATTCAGACTGTTTGGATTGTGGCAGGGACAGGCCTGGGATGGAGAAATACATTATCCCACAGCATTCCACATCAGAGACAAGAACCTAGACATAGACATTTTAAAGAAAGCGGCTGAAACAAATCCAGCCAATCCAAAAGTCAAAGCATTCATAGATGAGAAGATCTTGCAGGTGTTGGCGGAGGACGAAGAGGAATACAAAAAAATCACAGAGATGGAACATCCAATGACCACTCCAGAGGAAAGGAGTGAGCACATCAAACAGATGATAATGGAAGGGTACACGGATCAGCAGATCCTGACGATACATTCAGAAATTAGTCAAGCGGACATAACTGCGGCTAAACAAGAGTTATTAGATTCAAACAATGATACCGCATCTCAAACACAAACACCTACTGATTAGGGCTGAGGTAAACTCACCACCCCTATACAATTTCTCAAGCAGGAGATTGGATGACGAGATCCGTAGCCTCATCAAACACATAGACATGGAGATCCTGTCAGGACCGCATTCAGCATACTGCGAGGAACCAGGCAACAAGGGATGGAGTTCAACAGCTATCATAACCACCAGTTCAATAACATTCCACAGTTGGGACGAGACAGGGCTGATACAGTTAGACGTGTACAGTTGCAAGGACTTCAAGATCAAGGACGTGTTCACTTGGTTGGCACAGTTTGACATTGAGAAATTGGACTACAAGTACCTAGACAGAGAACAAGGATTCAAGACACTGGCTGATCAAGAACTTAATCATTGGGACAACAAGCAATACAATCTAAACAACCTAAGTTGGAAGGACGAGGTGTTATACGACTAATGGACAAATTCCTACTATCATTCTTTGGCACCATTGACAGATTCACCAACTGGGTGTTTAGGGTCAATAATTGTATCTGCGGACACCAATGCCACTGTGGCAAGAAGTGTGGCAGTCCAAGTGGTGGCATCTCCTGCAGATGCTTACATTGTGTCTGCGACAAGAACAAGAAATAAAATGATCAGGAAACTTTACAGATTACCAGAGGAGACGGCCAGGCACCTGCAGATGAAACAGTTGTGCCTTGACTACTTCACGCACTACGAGAGCTTGATGAAGAGGCCCAGCAAGTTGGCGGCGACCAGGTGCAGGAAGGCCTGTGTGCTGTTGAAGAGGGTGGCACACGCAAGGGGCGTGGAGCTGTTGGACCTATACGCACCAAGCAGGAACGAGGGCAGGCCAGAGAAATTCCCAACCAAACACAGACCCAAGGAGGACAAAGAAAATGACTAAGAAAAAGAAGAAGCCAATGGCATCAAAAAAAGGTGGCAGACGTGGCGGTAAAAAAAGAAGAAGTTAATTGGACGGAATACTTTGCTTCAATCACAGGAGTGTGTCCTTGGAGCAAGGCATACTGGGCCAAACAGAAGATAGACATCCAAAGGTGGCGTGGTGAAACAAAGATCACACCATTGGGTGATCACGTGGCCAGGATGTGGCTACATCCAAACGCCAGTGGTAGGGTGTTGTGCAACATACACTACAGGTTGAACGATGACAGGCCACACGAAGAGTGGTTGTATTCTCATCCACAGTACAAGGGCCATTCAGCACCAGCACCTATTTTAATCCAACAAGACCTTGCAACATTAAATAAAGCAAGGAAGCAAATAAATAAACATAGTGGTAAATCCTGCCACGCATAACAAGAGGAGAAATACACGATGAGTAAAGAATCATTGCAAGACACTCAGCCAACAACTGCGCCAACTGAGGCAGTCTCTAACACACAGCAGGAACAAGCGGATCATCAACCCGCGAAGGTTTACAGCCAACAAGAACTTGATGCTATCGCGGGAGATGTCAGAAGAAAGACAGAAGCCAAACTAGCCAAGAAATTTGAAGGCATAGACGTTGAGAAATACCAGAACTTGATGGCACAGGAGGAACAAGTAAAGATCTCCAAGGCCAACGAGAAGTCAGAGTTTGAGAAACTGTTGAAGGAGAATGCTGAGAAGTTTAACAGCAAGATCACAACACTCACTTCTGAACTGACAAAGATCAAGGTGGATGGTGCATTAATGAATGCCGCATCAACCAAGAAAGCAATCAACCCAGAGCAAGTCGCGAGGCTGGTCAGGGAGAATGTTAAAATGTCAGAAGCAGGAGAGGTTGAGATCATAGATCCAAAGACGGGACAAACTAGATACACTGACACTGGTGACGCTTTGACGGTAGACGGGTTGGTTAGTGAATTCTTACAAACAAATCCCCATTTCGTTTCAGCAGGTCAACCAGGAGGTGGATCTACTTCAAACACGGGCACGACAGGTGTTTCAAAAGTTGATGTTAATAACCTGGACATGAAAAATCCAGAACACAGAAAGATCTATGCAGAACATCGTAAGACGATAGGCTTATAGATTTTAAATTAACAATAAACGGAGAAAACAATAATGGCTAATGAATCAACATTAACATCATTAAACGACCTGATCTCACCCATCGTACAAGAAGCGATGTTCGTGGCATCAGAAACGGCAATCATGCCAGGTCTTGTGAAAACATTCACAGTACCAGCAAACGCAGGCAAGGTCTTGCAAGTGCCAATTTATGGGACTGAGTCAGCGGCGGCAGTTGCAGAAGCAACAGATCTTGCAAACACAGAGATCTCAACAGGTGTAGCAAACATCACATTATCTGAAGCAGGTATAATGACAACTTTAACTGACATGGCTAGAAACCACTCAGTATCAAATGTTGTTGCAGACTTGGGCAGATTATTTGGCGATGCCATTGCTAAGAAACACGACCAGACATTGACTGGACTTTTCAGTTCATTCACTGCACAGACAAACACAGCGGCAGACACTATGTCTGAATTGACTGTGACTGACCTTTTCAAAGCACAAGCAACTTTGAGAGCGGCTGGCGTACCAGGACCATACTACGGTGTGTTCAATCCTAAATCAATCTTCAACATCAAGAAAACTTTAACAAACACATTTAATCCAAATGCGAATGTTAATGTTATCAACCAAGCGATGTCTGAAGGTTATGTAGGCAGAATCGCAGGTATTGATATATTTGAAACTTCAAATGTAGTTGAATTATCTGCAGGTACGGCTGTGAATGCTGTCTTCTCAAGAGACGCATTAGGTTTAGCTGTATCAACAAATGTTAAAATTGAGACTCAGAGAGACGCTTCATTAAGAGGCGACGAAGTTGTTGCAACATCAGTATTTGGTGCTTCAGTACTTCACAACTCTTACGGTATCAAAATAGTGGGAGATAACCAAATCAACTAATCATTGATTTGATTTCGCTCAAGTTTAGAAAGGGGAGGCAGAAATGTTTCCCCTTTTTTTACGACTCTATGATAATATGGTTCAACGGTCCATCAAGGGACAAACTTGTAAAAACACTGCCCAGGCAAACCCTGGAGATAGGTTGCAACTTCATTGAACGGGTGAGGCCC